TAGTAAAATCCAACTCAAAAAGCTCGCAAAGACAGCAGAAGGCTTTATTCCGGGTGCACTTGAGGAAGTTATTGAAGAAGAGATTGGGCTTGCTCACGGATGGGACGACAGCGAACACCCTAAAAAGTACAACGAAACTTCAGCAACAAGACTGAAGAAGTTTGAGGTATTAGAGTTTTGGGGCCGTTTAGACGGTAAGGATTTAGAACCTCATATACCAATTGAGTCAGAAGATATTCCAGATGCTCTTGCGGTTGTTGTAACTGTTATAGGTGATAAGGTTGTTAAGATTGCAGAGAATCCTTTCGATGACACCCTACCATTCCATTTTTGTAACTGGCAGAAGAACCCAGAGTCTATATGGGGTGATGGCATTTACTATGCAATTCGTGATGCACAGGCAATATTAAACTTTTCATATGCAATGATGGTAGAGGGCAAATCCTTATCAGCGGCCCCCCTAACAGTTATAGACCCTAACGCATTTGAACCGGGTACAGATACAGAACAGATATATCCGGGTAAACAGTTCCGTGTAAAACCCGGAGCTTCAGTCCGAGATTCCTTCAGCTCAGTACAAATTCCAGATGTAACAAATGGCCTCCTTGCAGTAATACAGCAACTTGAACGTGAGGCAGACCTAGACTCAGGTCAAACCAGCATAGGTTATGGAGACCAATCTCCAGCACAGACTAAGACAGCCACAGGGATGTCTATTCTTAATTCCAACGCTAATAGACAGACGGCAGATGTAGTACGTTCAGTCTCCTCAATGATCACTAAGAATATCAGTGCCATATACCGCTGGCTAATGGTTGACTCAACGGACATGTCAATCAAGGGTGATTATGAAGCTATATCAACAGGTTACGAGCAGTACGTTGCAAAGGAAGTACATAATACACAACTTATCAATTTCTTACAGGTAATTGGTCAATTTCCAGAGATAAAACAGTATCTTAAACAAGAGGCATTCACAAGACCGTTACTACGGGCATTTAACATGGAACCAGATAAAGTTGTAAAGACGGAAGAAGAAGTAACAAAGGAAATGCAGGCTCAACAAGAAGCACAGCAAAAACAAATAGAGGCTCAAGCTCAGGCAGCCCAGCAAGCTGAGGCTCAGAAATTACAACAAGAGACTCAGTCAAAAGCTCAGTTAGCACAACAGCAGGGTCAGATAATGCAAGCACAGACTCAGGCCCAAATGCAATCCAGTATAGCTGTTGAACAAAATAAGGCTCTTTTAGATGAGAAACAATCTGTAAGTGAAGACCAGCGGGAACTGGAAATCAAGGAACGCTTAGAGCTAATCAAACAAGGTAATGTCCTACATCCTTCTAATTTAGAGAATTACAGCGTAATTCTTCGTGAAGAAAAAATGAGGGAACAGTCTCAATTAACCAGAATACAGTCAGAACAAGATAAAGAGACAGAACAAGAGGAATTACGGCAGGTTATAGAGCAGGAACAAATACAAGAACAACAAGCCCAACAACAAGCCGCTCAAGCACAAGGAGGAATACCTCCTCAAGAAGGAATGGCACCTCAAGGCCAGATGCCGGAAGACCCAACACAAGCAGGGCCAGCACAAGAGAGACTACAGGGAGGCCCATCTGCACAAGATATTCAACGAAGGGAGTTCGCTGAAAATGCCCCGCAATGATGTTTTAGCAATGTTAAGCCAATCCCCCGGATGGCAAATTTACAAAGAAATGATTGAAAAAAAGATACAAGATGCATATGATATAATTAAATTGAAACAATTAGTTGACCAAGAGTCAGTTTCAAGGCATAATGTATCTATCGGTAAGATTCAGGCATGGCAAGAAATGCTTGATATTGCAGAAAAAAAATAAGAATAGCCTTTACACCGTAAGGAAAGGGCCAATATTTAACCAATCCGTTTAATCGGGACATTGGAAGGAGTTATATGTTAGAAGAAGAGGTACTCGATGAGGAAGCTGAAGATTCAGAAGCCTCAGACGAAGAACTATGGAGTCAGGAAGACGAAGTTGAAGGAGAATCAAATGATAAGGGTACCCCTGAAGTAGAGGCTGAAGAGGCTGAAGCTGATGAACCTGAATCAGAAGATGATGAGACCGAAGACGAAGAAGAGCCTGAAGAACCACAGCATGATTATGAATCACGTTACAAGGATTTGGAGCGTGAGTTTCATAAAAGGAATGAAGATTCTGCTAGATTACGTCAAGACTTCGATGAGCTAAGGCTCAGAGATGTTGAAAGAGAACAAGCATTTCAAAGGGTTAGGGAGGGACTTTCTGAAAAGGAACCCACTCCAGTAGACCCTAAAGATGGTGACACTTTTTTCAATGATGGTGATAAGCAGACTATGGAGGAGTTCTCTGAACTGTCTTCTACATTTCGCAAGATGATTCAGCACGAGATGGCAAAGCAGGGTAGTTCCCTGCAAGAAGCCACCGTACAGGCTCAAGAGCGGCTAAAGAATTTAGAAGATCAGACCAAAGAACAGAATTATCAGAACTTCCTGCAATATCATGAAAATTACATGCATGAGAATGTAGGACAGGATTACAGGGATATAGACAGAGATGCAGATTTTCAAGCATTTGTCCTAGGTAGTCCAGCCATGACAAAAATGATGACTGAGTCAACTGACCCAGTAGATCATGCCTCCGTTATGCAATTATTCCTATCAACCCAATCGGGTCAAGATGCGTGGAGACCTCCAGAAGTCGAAAAAGAAGTGAAAACGAGTACAAAGCGACAGGCTAAAAGAGCGGCAGCGACTGGTCTTTTAGGTAATTCCGCACCCGTGAAAACCAAGAATTTGGACAACTTGTCCGATGATGAATTATGGGAAGCTATTCCCGAATAACAATAATATAGGAGTTAGATATGGCTGTATATGGAGGAACAGGCACTATTAGCGGATCATCGTATGGTGATCTTAGCAAAAATGATGCGTTCACTATTCAGAAGAAGATGTTACCGATTGCAAAGCGATTGTTGACATTTGCGAAATTCGCACAAAAAGAAACTAAGCCCCAGAAACAGGGTTTAGAAATTAGACACCGCAGGTATGAGCGTTTCCCAATTGTGGATACGCCGATAGCTGAGGGTGTAACACCGGACTTCTCAAGTCTTGAGCATACTACGCTCATGCACACGCTTAAGCAATATGGATCATACGTGAATACTACGGATGTTCAACTTGCGGCAGCCGCTGATCCGGTCTTAAAAATTATCTCCGAAAGACAGGCAACACAGGCTGGTGAGACAATTGACTTCCTCAGTTTCAAGGTCTTTCGTGCTGGTACATCAGTTAAGTATGTAGGGGCTAGTGCAACAGCACGTGGTCACGTTGATATGCATATTGGTGGGGCAGTAACGGCGGTAGATGACCCCGGAAACGGAGCAACGCTTGGCCCAATTCAAACAGCAATCCGTGCTCTTCAGAACAACGATGCTACTAAGATAAAAAATAAGCTAAAGGCTTCCGTTGGTGTAGCTACAGAGCCAATCCGTGAATCGTATGTTGCGATTTGCCATCCAGATTTACAGCAGGATATTCAAGGACTTCCTAACTTTGTACCAGTAGAAAAGTACCCTGATCAAGGTGATGTAATTGAGGGTGAGATTGGTGGCGTAGAAGGAGTACGTTTCATTACTACAACCCAAGCAGTTCCTTTTAAAGATGCAGGAGATACAACTGGCGCAGGTGCCGGATCAGTATCTACTGGTGGAGTAAACAATGATGTTTATCCAGTATTAATCTTTGCAGAGGACTCTATTGGCTGTGCTACTTTAGGTGGAATGGATTCACTCCGCTCTAAGGTTGTAATGCCAAAACCCGGCCCCGGTGATCCACTCGGACAGCGTGGTACGGTTGCGTGGGATACTTTCTATTCTTGTGTAATCCTCCAAGACTTGTGGATGTACAGATTAGAAGTAGCCTGTACAAGACTAACGTAACATAAACAGCCCCTTCTAATGGGAGGGGCTTCACATTAATTTAAAATAAGGAAAACTTATGGACTCTATTAAAACTAATATTGTCAATGCTCCTCAAATGAGCAAGGTTGACACAATCAACTTTGCAGACGGTCAAACATGGTCAGCGGCTACATATCAGCGTGTTCTTTTCATTCCAGAAAAGGCTCGTATTTGTGGTTTTCAGGTCATAGTTAGTGATGCGGTAACGACTACTTCAGGTGCTAATACATTTGAAATTGGTCATGCTTTAGGTACATTACAGACTGATGCAGCTATGGTAAACGTAGCAGCAGCAGCCGATCCTAACGCTTATGCTCTTTCAATTAACCTAGAAGTAGCCGGAGTTACTGGCCCTTCTGGAGTTACTTCAGCAGGAGGAGCCGCAGTTACAACTGGTGTTGAAATTATGGGAATGCCTCCCACAATGACAAGTTCTGCAACATATACCTATGCACCAAGTACTACAGCTTCTTGGTCAGACTCAGGAGAAAAAGTTGTTCCAGTAGTTGGAACGATGGTTCTTGGAGATGCCCAAACAGCAGGAGTATTCCATTGGTGGGTTGAGTACCTCTTTGATCCAAACATTGTTTGGACTCAAGCAGCACTAGCCTAATAGTGTAATTCAGTAGTGGGTGGCTTCGGTCACCCATTTTTAACAAATTAAAAGGAGAAAATATGTCCATAGCAGGTGGTTTATTACCAAACGAGAATTTACCTAATCAAAAAAGGAATGCTAATTATGCTCCAGCAGGAGAAGGCCGTTTTGTGCTTCTTCCTAATGGTATGAAAATGGCAGCCGAATGGAAAAGGGGTAATGAAGTTCCAGAGGGTTACGCTGTAATTAATATTGAGTACGGCAAGGATAATACTGAAATGGGGCCAGTTCCGGTGACACATGGAGATTGGGCATTAGTTATACCGAGGGGTTCCGACAGGATTATACCTCTCCAACACATGAACATACTGAATGATGCTGTTACTACCGATTATTTCCAGAAGGATTTGTCACAAGGTCTTACCGCAAGGTCTAACAGGCGATTTACTTTTACAGTTAAAAAGTGGCCTAAGACTGGTCAGAAGGCAGGTGCCGAATTTGATGGGTCATCTGAACCAATAACTAAGGAAGATATAGACGGTGCAGTAGAGCGTCATGAGGTGATTGACCTTGACCAAGATTAATGAATCGAAAGCAAATAAGAGAACGTGTAGAAACCGCATTACAGGATACAGCTAATAAGCATTGGTCAGATGGTGAATTAAACACATACATTGATGACGCTTGTAATGAATTTACACGGAGAGTACGGTACCCTCAAGTAGAAGGTTATGCCACTAATGGATCGTCTGGAACTGCTATAGGTGAAGCTACCAAGACAGGTACGCTTACTACCAATAGTAAAACAGCAACTATTACATTTCTGGCTGTACATGGATACGCAGAGGGTGATGCTATTAATGTTGTTGATGGTGCTCCTAGTCAGTACCTTGGGACATTCATTGTTTCTGTTCCATCTACAACTACCATAACCTACAAGATTTCAACTAGCGGTGCAGTAACCGACTCAAGCGTTACTGTGTTTAGAGTTGGCCCAACTTTTACAATCCCCAGTACAATTGCAGAGATAGTCTCTATCAGTATAGATGGTAGGGAGCTTAATATCTTTACAGAGTCTGAACTCAACGCTGCCGCATCTTCAAGCGGTAACAGGCACTTCATGTTAGAATCCTCAATGGGATTCCATCCTAATGCCTTCTCTTCAGCAGTATCCTCTACGAATAACACCCCAAGGTGGCGCGATCAGAACGGCCCTATAGAGGCCGCAGTCTTTAACAACAGGACAGCCACTACATTCAGAATATATCCTCTACCTAAAGCAACAACCGATCTATACATAGATAAGGATGCCACCATAAAGGTATTCAATTCGCTCAAGGTTAGGGGTGTACCAAAGGATAACTCGTTAGCCTCAGACACAACAACTCCAAAGGTGAATGCATACTGGCATGAGGGGTTGGTATGGGGCACACTAGAGAGGGCATACCTAAAGGAGTCACAGCAACGTAATGCAGAGAAGTCAGGATTTTACAGACAGAAGTTCTTGGAAACTGTAACACAAGCAGGTACAATGGAGGGTATGACATCAGGAGCCTTGTCAGAGGGCCGTAATCAATCAGGTTTTGTAATCAATAGGAGTTTATAATGAAAGTAAGAAGAAATTTAGAAGCTCACGGAGTAGATACAACAACTCCAAGCCAGACTCGCAAGGGAGTGGGTGGAAAGACACAAAAAATTCAAGCAGAGGTTGAAACATATTCTGAAAGAAATAAAATCGACAAATGGAAGACTAAAAGAAGGAAGAACAAGAAAGGAGAAACAGAGTACAAAACAGAGGGAAGTACTAGAAAAACTCCCGGTGTAACTTATGAAGGTGGGTGGAGTAAGAATGAGCAAGATTCAAGGTCAAAAGTATCACGAATGTTACATGCAGCAAAAGGGAAACAAGCCCCAAATAAAATTAAAAGAGCTAAGAAGAGATATAAGGACGTAAGTAAAAAAATGCAGTCCCTATATGGAGATTGGGAAACAAAGGATTTATAATGATTAAAACAAGACTAAAAGCACCAAAAGGCAGGAAAGGCGATATTAAATTTTCATCCTATTCAGAGAACAAGAGGAGTAACCCAAGTCCAGAAGAGAAGCGTCATGATGTCGGCGAAAAAGATTTTAGCCTTAAAAGAGTAGTAAAGGGGGCCGATGGAGGGATAAAGCATAAGAAAAAATTTACCAAGAGAGGGAACACTCAAGTTTCTTCCTCAAGAACTAAAAGAAAAATAAAGGGTAAAAATGAAGAGGGAGAATCATCATTTTCTTCTGATGTAAAGGTAGTTGAAAGTGGGCCGAAAAGAAAATATAAGGTAAAATCTAGTAATACTCCTGAAGAGATAAAGTCTGGTGTAGGAGTTCCAGATTCAGAGCATTGGGATTCAGAAAGACATCTTGTATCTGCTAAGCAAGAATCAAAGAGTAAACGAAGAAAATGGACAGGAGAAAATAAAAATAAAGGAAGTAAATTTAAAGGTAAAAAAGGGATAGCTAAACTCAGAAAAGTTAAATCTGACCAGCCTAGTTATAAAAAGCATTACGGTGATATGTTAGGATAGAAAGGAGTTTATAATGCATAAGTGGAAGAGAAAGAATTATAAAATGGTCGGGGATAAAAAGTATACCTTGAATAAAAATGGGGTATATGTAGATAAAGATGGCTATGGTTCCAAGGCATTAGGGTATCAAGTACCACAAAAAGTTAGGAAGAATGCACAAGGGGAATATGAATTAGCACCTAAGAAACATAAAAAAAAGAACCCAACTAGTTCACAGGCTTCACGAGCAATGGATAATGAAACAAAAGGATTACTTGAAAAACGTGGATTGTAATGCCTTTCGCATCCGAAAAACAGAGAAAGTACTTGTACGCAAACAAACCCAAGGTAGCTAAGAAGCTATCAAAGAAACACAATAAAAAAGGTCTCTTGGGTTCAAGAGGGCTGTACTAATGGCTCATGAAGTAACAGAGACATGGGAAATAGACGGTAAGTGGCATGTTAAACCGTCTGTTGGTAAAAGGAAAGGCAAGACTCTCAAGGTCTTTGATTCTGAAAAAGAAGCTAACAAATGGGCAAGTAAGCGTTCAAGGGAATACAAACCAAAGATGGCAAAACGTGATTACAAGGATGAATATAAAAAGTTCCAGAAGCATAAGAGTGGTTACAGGGCAAAGCTAAACAAGTATAATAGGGATAACGACACATACGGAAATGGAGATGGTTTAGATGCCTCCCACAAAGGAGGTAAAATTAAAGGGTTTGAGCCACAGTCAAAGAACCGTGGACGAAGAGAAAAAAGCAGGAAGAAGGGGTTCCTCCAACAGCAAGGTCTATACTAAGGGTTAGTTATGAAAAAGATTGGGAAAAAGTGGGCATTGAAAGCAGGTGAAACCCGTGCTGACATATTTGAGAAAATAGGCGGTTCAGGTGGGGGAGCTAGGCGAGTGTCAAAGAAAGCTAAGACTAATGTAAGTAAAACCAGTAAAGCAGATTCTGGAGCTTCTGGAGTGGAAAAGACACTTTATGGAGATTGGAATATAGGAGGAAAAACAGGTATAGTAAAAGGAAAAGCAAAACCTAAGAAGTCCGTAAGAAGGAAAAGGACAAAAGAAGAGATCGCTCACGACAAAAAATATGGTATACGGAGATCGGGGTTTGATCCAAAGAAATTTGCAGAAGACTGGGAAAAATATGGTGCTACAGGACGGAGATAATTAAAATGACAGCAGGAATATACAACATTGAAAAATAAGTAAATACAGGCTTATGATTGTGCCTGTTTAAAAAACAATCAGACACACACAACACACACAGAAAGGACACATTATGTCTAATCCATTTGAACTACGATTCAAAATTCTTTCTATGGCACAGGGCTATTTAGAGGATCAATTACAACGCAATCAAGATGCTTTCTCTAAGGCTTGGGAACAAGCAAAAGAGCAAGGAGAAGCAAACATGAAGCTGTGGAATGAGCTTCAGCCGGAAACTTATACCATTGAGGATATTAAGAAAAAGGCGAGCGAGTTGTACGAATTTGTAGAAACGAAATAAGGCGAGTTTTAGGGGTTGCACTTGAACAAAGCAACCCCCAACTTTAAAGGAATAAATGAGCGCAGGCATATACAACATTAACATAGAACAAGGAGCAGACTACGCTCTAGCGGTAACGTACAAGGACTCCGCTGGCTCAGTATTTGATCTAACCAGTGGATACACAGCAACATTAAGTATAAAAGAATCACACTTAGACAGTACAGCTATTGACAGTTTGACTACTTCATCGGGAGAGATTACACTGGGTAGTGGAGTTGGAACTGCGGTAACAGGTACTATTGTTGTTGACAGTAGTCAGTCTGTGGCAACGGTAACCATATCTACAGGTGAGCACGGTTTTATTTCTGGCGATTTTATTAACATTTCAGGAGCCGCACCTGCCGAATATAACGGAGTCAAGGAAATAACATCAACTCCAACGGCGGCTACCTTTACCTTTACTACTACTGCAGGTGACACTATTACGGATGCATCAGTATCTTTTTATAAAGTCCAACCAAATATTTCAATAGATATAGGACATGGAACTACTGCGGTATATGACTTTGACAA